AGTTGTAAACATGAGTTCAGGCATTACACCATCTGTGTACTCTGCTCTGATCCATTGTTGGCGGCGCAAATAAATGTCAGCAAGTGGTAGCGCTCGCTCTACTGGGCTAAATCCATAAACAGAAATTGAGCGGCGATTGCGTACCAAGTAAGCCAATTGATCAGATGTAAATTCACCATCTGCCTTTGGATCTTCGTCAGTTGCAGAAAATTCAGAGCGTGGAAAACCGTAAAGGATCTGTTGGTAAGCGGCATTAGGTGGCATTGGGCGCATACCGCGGTCATCAATGAGCGGCTTGATTGTTGAGCCATCAAGAATTTGGAAACCGTAAAGATCTCCGCCTACTGTTGGCTGAGGATAAATGGCCAATGCGTCAATAACTAAAACATCTTCAACAGCAATGTTGAGCCAATCGTTCCATGTAAATCCATTTGCAGGATCAGGGTTTTCCCAAAACTCACGCAAGCGGTTAATTTCATCTGTGTACTTTTCACGGGCCTTAGCCATAGCGCGCACATGATCGCCGCCTGCTTCTGCCGAAATCTTTTCTGATGCGTCTGCACCAAGAACAATGTCAAACTCAAGGTTGTTCATTTTTGATTTAGTTACTTCAATGCAACGGCGCAGAATGTCAATTGCGTCAGCGCTTGCTCGTAATGTTTTAAACGGTACAAGTTTTGTTTCAGTGATGTTGATGTTCTGAGCAACTTGATACTCATACTTACGCGGCTCAGGGCGGCCAGTCTCAGGATTGATTGGGTTAATTGCACCAGGAAGAATTGGCATACCTGGGCCAAAAGGAACTGTTGCGCTAAATGGTGCGCGTGGGAGTGCGGTTGTGTTTCCGTACTGTTGTTGCATTTGCAACCCATTGAGTAAATCTTGAGTGCCAATTGTTGTAGCACCTACAGGTAGGTTAGGCCCTTTTTCAATGTTGCCAGTTGCGATTGCTCTTGCGATACGGTCACGGACACGACCCATTGTATCTCCCTTGTTATGCCCCTTGTAAATCAGGCGTGTTGCAATGATAGCGATTTCCGCCAGTTCATGTATTGTAAGGGTTATGAACTTAGTAGAGAAGGCAGTTCATCACGGAGGCAAATTAGCGCCATTGGTAATTCCTCACGGGCTTACTAGCGGCACTGGGTTAATGAACCCGTCAATCTTCATTGATGACAAAGGCAACATTCTTGTGAATTTACGCCATGTAAATTACACGCTGTACCATGCAGAAAATGAACAAAAGTTCCCTAGCCGTTTTGGGCCATTGTCATACTTGCACCCTGAAAAGGATCAACGCTTAGTAACTGTTAATTACTTATGCCGCCTCAATGATGATCTTGAGATGACTCACCACGCCAAAGTGGATACATCTGAATTAGATGTTGAGCCTATTTGGGAGTTTGTAGGTGAAGAAGATTGCCGCGTAGTGCAGTGGTTAGATGATTATTACCTTATGGGAGTTCGCCGTGACACCACAACCAACGGTGTAGGCCGCATGGAGTACAGTCGCATTGAGATTGACTGGGATAACTGGGCGGTCAAAGAGGTTAGGCGTGTGCGTATCAAAGCGCCCGCCCCTGATACTTCTTATTGTGAGAAGAATTGGATACCCGTCCTTGATAAGCCGTACCACTTCATCAAATGGACAATGCCAACAGAATTAGTTTATGCCAGCCCTATTAGTGGGGAGTGTGAACAAGTATTTGTTAAGCCAACAGCCATACCGCCAAAAGATCAGCGCGGATCTAGCCAGGTCATACGGTGGGGCAACATGTACATCTCCATTACCCATGAGGTAGATCTGTTTAAGAATTACTTAAATCAAAAAGATGCAATTTACCGTCACCGCTTAGTTGTGTGGGATCAGGAACTAAATGTTGTGGGGCTAAGTAAGGAATTCTCGTTCTTAGATGCTCGCGTTGAATTCTGTGTAGGGGCGGCGGTTCACAAAGGTAACCTTTTGGTGTCTTTTGGTTTCCAGGATAACGCCGCATTTGTTCTTGAAGTACCTAAATTGGTAGTTGAGGATTTAATTATGGAGGCCCTTGCTTATGAAAATTGAGCAGTTAGTTGTAGAACTATCCAAAGATCCATTTAATCCAACGCTTAATTTTGATGTAGCCGTGGAGTATGAGAAGCAAAACCAAACAGCATCAGCGGTTTCTTTCTATTTGCGCACCGCTGAATACGGTCATGAGTCACACCCAACCCTGGTTTATGCCTCACTTCTCAAAGCCGCGCACTGTTTTGATGATCAAAATGACCGCCAGGCAACTGTAAGCAATTGTTTATTGCAGGCTGTTGCGTATTTGCCATACCGCCCTGAAGGTTATTTCTTACTAGCGCAGTTCCATGAGCGTTTAGGCCAATGGCAAGAGTGTTACACCTGGGCCAACATTGGATTGCACAACCAACTTAATTCACCGCTTCCTGTTGATGTGGGGTATGAAGGCAAGTATGTGCTTTTGTTTGAGAAGGCAGTAAGCGCCTGGTGGATTGGGCGCAAAGAAGAAAGTCTTGAATTGTTACATAAGTTAGACGGCATGAAATTAACCCATGATTATGAAGTTGCTGTTAAAAGCAATTTAGGAAGGCTTACACATGTTGCTTTTTGATGTTGGCGCTAACCGTGGTGATGCAGTGCTTGCAGGGTTGGCTCAGGGATACCGTGTAATAGCCTTAGAAGCCGCTCCACGCGTTTATGCGCAGTTGGTTAATAACTTTATTTACAACCCTAATGTTGTGCCTCTTAAAATGGCTGTGAGCGATAAAGATGGCGAGCGCTTAAAGTTCTATGAGGCAGATGAAGATGGGCTTAGTACGCTCAACAAAGATTGGCTCACCAAAGACGGCATGCCATACCAGGGCAAACCTTACAGAGAGTGTGAGGTTTCAACGATCACCCTTGATACATTATGTGAGTTTTACGGCAACCCTGACTTAATCAAGATTGATGTTGAAGGTGCAGAGTGGCAGGTAATGAAAGGCATGACCCGCCATTACGGGGGAACAATTTGTTTTGAGTGGACATTTGAAACCATGCACCAGCATGAAGATCAATTAGATTATTTGTTCACATTGGGTTACAGAGAAGTAGCGCCTCAATACATTGTTAGTCATTTAGAACAACCTGATGAATGGTTTGATCTAAGAGTAAACAACACCAACCAATTATTAGCCTGGCATCAACTTACATCTGATGATTGGATTGACGGCGGTTGGAAAGTAGCCAACCTGCGCCCTACCGCAGATGTAGGTATGTTGTGGGTGCGTTAAGCAATGTCACCAACAACTGTAAATGTATTTGTTCCAGTACAAAGAATTGTTGCTGAACTAAATTGAGCGCGCAAAGTAGGCGCTGAAGAAGTAGCCGCATTTGATGTAATTGTTACACCAGCGCCTTGTGCAATAGGAACTGCTCCTGCGCCAATACGCTGAACATAAATTAATTGACCGCTTGTAAATACACTAGGTGGAACAGTGATTGTTTGAGAAGTAGCGCTGTTCATAGTTACCCACACATTTCTATCAGATGATAAAAGTGTGTATGCAGTTGTTTGCGGATTAAAAGTTGCTGAATAAGCAGTACCTAAAAGTCCTTGAATACCTTGCGTACCTTGTAAACCTGTTGTTCCTTGAACGCCCTGCACTCCTTGCGCACCAGTTGTACCTTGTGGGCCCTGTACATTTGGGTTAGGTGTAATTGAAACTGCCATTATGAGATCTCGCTTCCAAATGCGTTAAATGAACATGTGCCGTTTTGTGAATAAACTGTAACAACATCTGTTGCCCCCAAAGTTACACCACTTGTGTATGTAAAAGTGGCAGTTGTGCTAAGGCTAAGATTGTAAACAATGTAATCTTCAATAGAAAGAGTTGCACCTGCGGGGCGAACAGCAATACGCACTGTGTCTGATGCTCCACCAGTGTTTACAACATTGATGGTTGAAACAATCGTTTGTGTTGCGGCAGGAACGGTGTAAAGAGTAGAAGCAGTAGCCGCAGATGGTGCTAACTGTCCTAATACTTTGTAATTTGTTGGCATTATTCTCCCTTTTTACATTCCACCGAGCATTAAAATGTCAGGCAATGCTGTTGCGCTTGCACCGATTGTACCCTGAACACCCTGAATACCAGTTGTACCTTGTGTGCTTTGTGTTCCCTGAATACCCTGTAAACCAAGCAAACCTTGCGTTCCTTGTGTTCCCTGAGTACCTGTTGTTCCTTGAATTCCAGTAGTACCTTGTCGGCCTTGAATTCCTTGAGATCCAGTTGTTCCCTGTGTTCCCGTTGCACCTTGAATACCTGTAGCACCAGTTGTGCCTTGCGCACCCGTAGATCCAGTTAATCCCTGTGTTCCAGTTGTACCTTGAGAACCTGTTGCTCCTGTAGATCCAGTTGTTCCTTGAATTCCAGTTAATCCCTGAGTTCCTGTTGCTCCCTGAGCGCCTGTTGCACCTGTTGCACCAGTAGTACCAGTAGTTCCTTGAGATCCTGTAGCGCCAGTAGTACCAGTAGTTCCTTGTCGGCCTTGAATACCTTGAGATCCAGTTAAACCTTGAATTCCTGTAGTTCCCTGGTTGCCTTGAATTCCTTGCGTACCTTGAGATCCAGTAGCGCCAGTTGCGCCAGTAGTTCCCTGCGATCCAGTTGCACCAGTTGCACCAGTTGCACCAGTTGTGCCTTGCAAGCCCGTCAAACCTTGTAGGCCAGTTATGCCCTGAATTCCCTGAGTACCTTGTGAACCTGTCGCACCCGTTGTACCTGTAGTGCCTTGTGATCCCGTTGCACCTGTCGCACCTGTTGTGCCTGTATTTCCCTGAACACCAATAAGGCCCTGAGTTCCTTGAGAGCCTTGAATTCCAGTTAATCCTTGAGAGCCTGTAAATCCTTGCAAACCTGTAAGGCCTTGTGTGCCGTTAGTACCTTGAGAGCCATTAGTTCCCTGAACGCCCTGAGTTCCTTGAGATCCAGTTAATCCTGTAGTTCCCTGTGATCCAGTTAAACCCTGTAGCCCATTTGTACCCTGGTTGCCTTGTAAACCTTGAGTACCTTGCGCGCCAGTTGTACCTTGCGCACCTGTAACTCCTTGAATACCAACGCTTTGAGTAATAAGAGAAATGTTGTGGTTATTTGCAAACCCTGTTGTACCTGTTCCACCTGATGCTAAAAGTGTTACAGGAAAAGTGAAGTAACTATTAGTTACATAAGTTGGTGTGCCGTTTACTTCCCATTCTTGATAGTTATCAGAGTTAGTTCTATCTTGAATGAAGAAAATGTCACCGTCTTTAATGTTTCCTAATAAAACATCAATGTCCACATTAAAATCTGTTAAGTGGGAAATGTAAATGTTTGTTGCAGAAATTTGTGTGGTGTTATTCCAAATAATTCTGCCAGCGGTAGGTACAGGTGTTTGAGTTGTAGTGTCTGTTTGATACTCAAAAATAGATGATGATGTACCGCTTGCACCAGTATTACCTTGAACACCCTGAATACCCGTGATGCCCTGAACGCCCTGGCTACCTGTGATGCCTTGAATACCCTGTGTGCCTTGAGAGCCAACAGTGCCTTGAATTCCTGTAATACCTTGAACGCCTTGAGTACCTGTTGCACCCTGGCTTCCAATAATTCCTTGAGTGCCTTGTGTTCCCTGCGCTCCTGTTAAACCTTGCAATCCATTAGTGCCTTGAACGCCTTGAATTCCCTGAGATCCAGTTGTTCCTTGCGCACCATCTACACCTTGAGATCCAGTAACACCCTGAACACCTTGTGTACCTTGAATTCCAGTAACGCCTTGAATTCCTTGAACGCCTTGTGAACCAGTTTGTCCAGTTGTTCCCTGCGCGCCAGTAATTCCCTGAAGTCCATCAGTACCTTGCACACCTGTTATACCTTGCACACCCTGAACTCCTTGTGTGCCTTGTGATCCTGTAATTCCCTGGCTACCAGTTACACCTTGTAAACCTTCTACGCCTTGCGCACCAATAGTTCCTTGAATTCCATCTGTACCCTGAACACCCTGCACACCTTGAACACCCTGTGTACCTTGTGCGCCCGTTGTTCCTTGTGATCCAACAACACCTTGTATGCCTTCAGTTCCTTGCACACCCTGTGTACCAGTAATGCCCTGAGTTCCATCAAAACCTTGTGTTCCTGTTGAACCTTGTATGCCAGTTAAACCCTGCACACCAGTAATTCCTTGAGCGCCAATTAAACCTTGTGTGCCAGTAGCGCCTTGCATACCTTCTGCACCTTGTGCGCCAACTGTTCCCTGAATACCGTCAAAACCTTGCGCTCCTGTTTGACCTTGAGCGCCTTCAATTCCTTGCGCTCCTGTAATTCCTTGAGTTCCGTTTGTGCCTTGTATGCCCTGTGTACCTTGTGTTCCCTGCACACCCTGCAAGCCCTGAACACCTTGAGTTCCTTGAATACCTTGTGCGCCTTGAATACCAGTTATGCCTTGAGTGCCTTGAGCGCCTTGTACTCCCTGCACACCCTGCGTTCCTTGCAAACCTTCTAAGCCCTGTAAACCTTCTGTACCTTGCACACCTTGAACTCCTTGAGTTCCTTGTGCGCCAATAACACCTTGCAAACCTTGTGTGCCTTGAATACCAACAGTTCCCTGAACACCCTGTGATCCGATTAATCCTTGTGTTCCTTGTGGGCCAACAATCTGACCGACATTCTGCCAACTATTAGTTGTTGCGCTCCATACATACAAATCACCATCTTGATCAACAATGTAACCATCACCAACATTGCCTGTTGGGTGTGCGGCAACAAGTGCGGCATAAGTTGGATAAGAACCAAGAATAGTAACGCCAGTTCCCATCAATCCTTGAACGCCCTGAATACCAATAGGGCCAGGTGTAGTTACATTGATTGTTGGAATAACAGGCTTGATAATGACTGCATTACAGCCGCAATAGGTACACATTATCTAGTCACCTGCGCAGAAACTTCCACCTGACCTTGAACAACGCGGATAACGCTCGCCCCTGAATAAAGTTCAATGTCATAGTCATAAGGGCCTTCATTGATAGCGCCTGTTTGTGTTGCTGTTGCATGCAAAGCAATGTTGCCTGTTGCGCCAGTCAAAGTAATGCCACCGTTTTGAGTTGTAAGAGTTAAAACCGCTGTTGGGCTTGTTGCACTTGATCGCATTTGCATCTGCGCTGTGTATCCCGTGATGTTAATTGGCGCTGTTGCTAGTCCGCCTGAAATGTATGTGCCTGTTGCGCCATTTGTCACTGTGAACTGTGTGGCGTTTGCTGTTGCAATTGTTACATTCTGAAGATTGTAAATGTACGGCATGACTTGATCAATAGAAACTGTTTGCCCTGCGGTAAATGAATTAGCCGCTGTGTAAGTAACGGTTGTTCCATTGCCTACTACATTTGTGATTGATGCAGGTTGCTTGTAAACAACATTAAGATCCCAGTCAGCGCCTTGATCCATTCCCAGGTTGTAAACAACAGCCATAATTATGCTCCCTGCG